TTATTGAAGCTCATCATAATCAAGAACTGGCTAAATAAGCTTACATGCTCTATAAATAAAGAAAACAGCAGTACAGATTTAGTATACATCTTATCATCTCTAGAACGTGTACCATCTAGGTATTTTTTTAAGTACTTAAGTCTACCTGCAATAGCAGGCACTTCAATAACACTTTGAAATTCTTTTTCAAGTCCTAGTATTCTAAGCAGCCTAGCATAAGCATCTTTATGTCTAACTTCTGATTCAGCAAATGTCATTCCTACATCTCCTACCTCAGTAATAGGCATGCGTTTGTACATATCAGCCCAAAATGTTTTCACATTAACTTCTATTTGTGCAATAGCCAACATAGTCTTTTTAATAACATCACGCTCTGATGGCGTAATGGTTACTTTAAAGTCTTGTATGTCTTCTGTAAAGTTGAACTCTGTATCAATCCAGTATGAGTGTCTGATTGCGTCTTTGTAGTCTAAAAGCTGTGGGTACTCGTAGGGTAGAATGTTTACCCTCGGCATAAAAATGTTATTATTCATACTATAAATTTGAATGTGAAAAACTCAGAAATCCTACCAAAAAATTATTGGCAGAACAACAAATCTACGACAATTATTTGCAGGATTTCTGAGCGCTTAAAAAGTTTATTTACTTATTCTCGTTATCATCTTGTTCAACTTCCTCTTGCTCAGATGTAAGAAGCTGTTCAAGTAGATCAATAGCTGTCTCAAGAGCAGCTTTTTCACATTCTAGTCTAGTATCAAAATAACTTTTTTTAGTAGTGCTATCATCGTTAAAGAAGAATGTAAATCCTTTCTTCTCATACACCACACTCAATATTAGATTGTGCTTGTCAAACATATCAAAGCATGATCTAGGATTGCCCTCTAATACATTAGTAATTTGGTCATCTGTAATACCAGACTCCACCATAAACCTCTTAAAGTCTACATCATCATCAAACTCATTGAATGATTCCACTAGCTTATCTAAGAAGAATTCTTTAAGTTGTATTACAGTGTTCGGATATTCGCTAATTATTTTATCAGTTTTCATATTTTGTTGTTTTAATCATTTTAGTATATGGTATAAGTCTTGTGTCAATGAAGTCATCTATTTTCTCTTCAGGCATCTCAGAGATGGCATTGAGTAAACGTTTATTCTTCATCTGGTTCTTTAGCTTATCGTTCTCTCCTAATGTTCTTTTTAAGTTTGACTTAAGCTCATTAATTAACTTGTACGTTTTTGGATCTATCTCTATCATTGTATGTTGCATAACATCAAACTTATCAGGGTTTGCGTTCACCTTGCTTATCACCTCAGTGTACATGACTTGATACATAACATCTTTCATGTATGTATCTTTAGCATTACGCAAACCATACAACACAGTTGCATGATCACGATTTACTAAATTACCTATAGCTGCTAGTGATAATTTTGGATGCAGTGATTTTACAATTGTATAGAAAATAGCTCTTGCGTATACAGTTTTTCTAAGACGAGACTTACCTCTGATATTCTTACCGCAAATTCTGCTACATTCTTGGATTAATCTATTCACTTTTTTCATCTTTTAATTGTTTTAATCTATCTTCAGTCAATATCTCTAGAGATTCATTCCATCCCTCCCACACTTCAAAGTTCTCATCCCAATCAACACCTAGCTTATCTTGCCAGTATTCAATCATGTCGTTGGTTTTATTAAACACTCTGAATTGTAGAGACAGTTCATCTCTATATAGCCCATTCTTAGTAAGTTTGAGCACTTTTGGAAACATTTTCTGAAAATCTTCTGATGTTTTAGAATACTTACCCTGCTTCACTAGAGCAAAGTCTTTGTCCCATTTATTATCTAGTTTATATACAGTGACAATAAACCCTCCATCATAGTCATAATCTTCTATTATGCTCTCTGTTCTCTCATGTTCGTTATCAAGAAACTCTCTGAACATAATAACGTCTTTAGGATGAAATAGTAAATAGATGCAATCTTTATATTCTATATCTCTATTCTCATCCTTTATATATGCATTGATGAATCCGTTCTCTCTTAATGTATTTTTAGGCACCTTTAATGTGGGCACTATAAATATGCTTGTTATTGTCGGTTTTTCCATATGCTTTTTATCTATTACGTAATTTAACTACACCATTTTCTACAAAGTTTTCAACGCTAATATTCCATGTGTTTGTAGTGAGTGCCCATTTTAAAGAGGCAACAAGTTCTTTAACACCTGGATATCTTCTTCCTTTGTATTCAAATCCTATATTAGCATCTATCATATCCTCATCTGAAAGCTTATAAATGAGTGGAGCATAATAATCACCACTGTCACAAACAATAAATCTAGGATGAAGCACCTGATAGTTGTAATATTCAGCATTTACATCATCAGCTAAGCTTTCTGCTGCTTTCTTATACAGATATGCTTGTATGTACGCTCTTCTATAGAGATAGTATTCTTCAAAGAAGTTCTCTACGTTCCATGTACATTTCAAATCATACACCTGTATTGTCTTCTCGTGATGATCTATCACTACAAGATCCATCATAGACTTAAACTGATGTCCCATCATTGTATAATCCTCCACCTGTAGTTGATTAAACACAGTGTAGCGCTCACTATTCACTAGGCTAAATATAGGACCAGTGACAGGGTTTGATTTAAGTGTATTCACTATCTTATTAGCTATGTTAATCTCCATGTTATTCACCACTGTCAGATTGTTTGCTCTCACCTTTCTTATCTCATCATAATACATCTGAGCATCAGAATCAATAAACTTATTCATTACACTCTCATACTTAAGTTTAAAGCCAGACATCTCATAAGCTTCTTTAGATAGTGTTTCAAAATCTTTATTCACTTTTCCAGTGTTTTCATCTGTAGCATTAGTGGTGGCTTTGTATAATGCTTCCACAAAATCAAGCATGAGTCCTGTAGGAACATTCTCACAAGAAGAAAGATAGAACTTCTCATCAAATAGCTCTGGCTCCATAAGTATAGTTTCTACTAACCTACCCATATTAGCTGCACCAGTTTCTTTCTCATTCATTGGCTCATTAAGAATATACTTCTTGTAGTATTTTCTTCTGTCCATTGAGAAGTCTTTTAAAGAACTAGAGCTGTCCAACATGACAGCCCTATAGTTTGCTTCTGTATTTGTTTTCCCCTGTATCATTGTTGTTTGTTTTTAAGATATTCTATTTCTCTTATTAGGTAGTCTAGAGCTTTATGCAAATCTTGCAGCTCATCATTCTTCTTTCCTGCTCGAACAAGATACTTAATTATGTTTCCTCGAGTGAAAGAAATGTTATACATCTGACAGAAGTCTATGACATCTAGTGGTGCTTCTGATTCATAATGTGTAGGTTCTGTAATGCTTTTTAATAATTCTCTGTCCATTATTTCTTGTTTTTTAATTGTTTCTCTAATTGTGTTTTCTTGTTATGGCAATCAGTACATAACACCTGTAAGTTGTCCACCTCACAAAATAAGGTCTCTACAAACAAAGGAAGATCTGCAGCACAGTTTAAACTGCCTGCTGGCTTTATGTGGTCAACATTAATATCTGTTGCTTTAAACCACTTCTTACATTTATTGCATTGATATTCCCACCTCTGTCTTTTGTTTGTCCCTTTGTATTCTCTTTTAGCAAGCTCTCTACATTGTGATACAGGCTTCCACCATCTACTCTTCTGACGTAAAGCACTTCTTATCATAGACCAAAATGCAGCTTCTGTCATTGTACCAGCGTTCCTGGTTTTAGGAACTCTAGACTTTTTGGTGGTTTTACGTGGCATGAGAATAAATTAAAAGGGAGTAACAAATTTAATGAAAAATCTATTACTCCCCAATTAATTAATCTACTAATACTACACGACTACTAATTTCAGCCTTCATGCTGTCTAGAGATTTAGCAATATTACGTATCTCAGACATAGAGATTTGTGGTAAGTTGAACTCATATTTAGAGCTCTCTGCTACAAATCCTTCTTGCACCTTCTGTTCTAAAGACTCAAGCTCACGAATAGCATAATTCTCATCTAACTGAAGAGTGTCAAACTGACTATCGTGTAAGATTTTGGTGGCTTCTTCTCTTGGTACAGTCATAATAGGAAGATACTCATAACATCTACCCTTATGTGTACCAATACCAACCACCTTCATTGGATTGATGAGAACCAATACAGACTGATCACCACAGCCTACATAATGTATCTGGTCAGAAGTGAAATGTAAACCAGCTGCAGCACAATCTTGTGTTGACCAGCTACAATCCTCTTTAGGCATTTTCACCACTTTA